CTTAAGATAAGAAACGCTGCAAACTCAGCATTTATAACAATAGGAAATGTAAGTCAAACAAATTTAGGTCTTTTGCCTTTGACTGGTGGAACTTTGACTGGTGTTCTTGGACTGTCAAATGCTACAGCTTCAGCACCATCAATTCATTTTGGAGACAGTTCAACAGGTTTATATAGAAAAGGTAGCAATCAAATTGGTCTAACTTTTAGTGGTACGGAAAAAGCTTTTTTCGATCAAAATGGTTTAACTTTACAAGCTCAAACAGATTTAAGATTTGCTGATTCTGACAGTAGTCATTATGTTGCTTTTCAAGCACCCGCAACAGTTGGCACAAGTTTGACATGGACATTGCCAGCGACTGACGCTGCTGTGTCTGGTTATGCTTTAGTCTCTGACGGATCAGGAACTTTAAGCTGGGCGGCTGCTGGAGGTGGTGCTACAGAGGGTTTATTTTGGGAAAATAATCAGACTGTGACATCAAACTACACAATTACAAATAATAAAAATGCTGGAAGTTTTGGCCCCATAACTATCCAAAGCGGAGTTACAGTTACAGTTGGTGCTGGTGAAACATGGACTGTGGTATAAAAGTGTATATAATTAATTTAAGGCTATAAAGTTATGAGTACATTAAAAGTCAACAGCATAATACCAGTTGCGGGAGTACCAACAGGCGGTGGCGGTGGAATAACTCAAGTTAAACAAGTCGTTAAAAATGATGTAACTTCACAGTCATCTGGAGGTGTAACTTCATTTAATGATATTTCTGGTATGAGTATTTCTATAACACCTACTTCATCATCAAATAAAATATTAATACGCTTTGTTGTTAATTTTGGTTGTAGTTCGGGTGATTCAAATGGACATATAAGATTATTAAAAGATGGAAGCACTATTGCTGCTTTTACTGGAGCAGATGGAACAGTTGCAAACGGAGCAAACTTTACACGTTTTCCATCACAATGGCAAATATCTCCTTTTAATAACGAATATTTAGATACAGCAGGGGGTACAAGTGCTATTACATACAAATTGCAATGGTCAACTGAATCTGGAAGAACAATATATTTAAATAGAAGAGGTGGTTCTGCTGAATATGGGACAGTTTCTTATATTACAGCAATGGAGGTGTCAGCATGATTACTTCCATGTATAATCTAATTAAAAACTGATTATGGCCTTAGATCACGAAGCGATTTACAAAGCATACGCTGGAACTGTAGTTTCTATTGATGATTCTGCTGGTGCGTTTGATGCAAGCGGAGCTTCTGTAAGTCTCGACCAGAGCAAGATTGATAGTGCAAGAGCAACATTAAATGCTGAAGCCGCTGCGATTAAATATCAAACAGATAGAACTACTAATGGTTCAAAAACGTATGACACAATCGGTAATCAATTAGATATGATCTATGCAGATTTAGTCGCTGGAAAATTAGATACTACTGGAACGTGGGCTACTCACATCAAAGCTGTTAAAGACGCTAATCCCAAACCATGAGTCTACTAAAAGTTAATGAGGTACAAAACACCTCTGGTGGTTCTTCTATCACGAATGTAGGTAAAATTATTCAAGTAGTTCAAGCTCATAAAACTGATGGTTTTAGTGTTGGAAACTCATTTGCTGAAGTTACTGGTTTGACTCCTTCTATAACTGTTGCGAGTGGTAATAAAGTTCTTGTTCAATTTACTTTATGTGTGTCAGCCGCAGCAAACGTATATTCAGCACAATTAAAACTAAGAAGAGGTAGTACAGATATTGCAGTTTCAACAGCAGCGACAGGAAATATAAGAAATTTAACTAATTTTTATTTGACAAGTTACGATAGCTATTCAGATACTACATTTACGAACTTTAATAATATGTTTTTAGATACACCTTCTGCTGGTTCTCATACATATAAACTTATGCTTCAAAGTGGATACAACAGTTACAATGTCTACGTTAATAGACTTTATAACATGAGAAATTATGACAATTATGGCTGTACTGTCTCTCATATAACATTGATGGAGGTATCTGCATGAGCCAACTAAAAGTCAATTCAATAGTTCCTGTCGGTGGTTTATCAGGTAGTGCTAATGGTGGAATAATTCAAGTAGTTTCTGTAGTAAAAACTGACACTTTTACAACAACAGCATCTATTAGTAGCCCAGCAGCGGTTACAGGAATGGCTTGTACGATAACACCTTCTTCAAATTCAAATAAAATTTTGATTTTAGCTAATGTAGGAAGTTCTAGTGCTACAAACGGCGACTATGCTGCAAGATTTCATTTATACAAAGGTGGTAGTGAGATAAGCGGAGCAAAAGGTGACGCTAGATCAAGCAGAACAAGAATGGCTTTTGCTGCAAGACATAGTAATTCGGGTCGTTATTCATCACAGTCAATGACATATTTAGATACACCAGCTACAACAAGTGCTACCACCTATCAGCTTTATATGTCTGTTGAACCTAGTGGTGGTTCTGCTTGTTTAAATAGATCAGGAAACGATAGTGACCAAGAGGCTTTTTCTACAACCATATCAACATTTACAGTTATGGAAGTAACAACATAATGGCAATCAATCCAGCCCAAAAAGATTTTACTGTCCAACGCAGGGCTGATTTTCCCTTAACTCTTACTTTTAAAGACGGCAACGGTGATGCAATTAACCTAACTGGATATACTGTTGCTGCTGAAGTTTATGACGAATCGAGATCAACTTCTTATGGATCGTTTGCTGTTACATATACAAATAGGACTGGAGGAGTTATTGATATAAAGCTTACTGATACGCAAACTGCGGCATTTACGCCAAATGAATTAAAATATGATGTTTTATTAACAGAACCTAGTGGCGACAAATTTTATTATTTAGAGGGTACACTATACATAAGTGAAGGTTACACAACATGAGCAGTCCTAATTCTGTCACTGTAAGTCAGGTTTCTGATGTCACTACAGTTGAAATTACTACGGCTGGGCCACAAGGCCCATCAGGGACTATAGCTGGTCTTACTTTTGATATTACTGGCAAAGTTGATAATGCGGTGCTGTATTATCACGCTGCAAGTGATACATTTAAAGCAGATAACACAACAACAAAGCTTACACTTGTTAATGGAGGTAATTTCTAGGTCATGTCAAATACTATAAGAATAAAAAAAAGATCGGCCTCTGGAAGTGCTGGAGCACCATCTAGCTTATCTCCATCAGAAATAGCTTTTAATGAAAATGATTTAAAATTATATTATGGCTTTGGTGATGATGGATCTACCCCACCAAATGCAAGCTCAATAATTACAATCGGTGGATCAGGAGCATTTTTTAATAAGACAGATACTAGAAATGCAAATATAGTTTTAGCTGGCCCTACGACTGGATCTGCCGCTGCTCCTACATTTAGATCACTTGTTGTCGCAGATATTCCAACACTAACAGCATCAAAGGTCAGTGATTTCGACACACAGGTTAGAACAAACAGACTTGACCAACTTGCATCTGCAACAAGCACAGTTTCTGGAGTTACCCCGACTGCTGATGCTCATTTTGCGACAAAAGGATATGTAGATTCTGTTTCAGAAGGATTAGATGTAAAAGGAAGTTGTGTTGCAGCTACAACAGCAAACATCACCATTGCAACGGCTTTGAATAGTGGTGATTCAATAGATGGAGTTACTCTTGCGAATGGAGATAGAGTTCTTGTCAAAGATCAAAGTGTTCAGACCCAGAATGGTATTTATGTAGTCGGGGACACACCAGTAAGGGCTGATGACTTAGCTACAGGGGCTGATGCGGCTGGTGCATTTTCTTTTGTTGAGCAAGGATCAACTAATGCTGATATTGGTTTTGTTTGTACTTCTAACAAAGGATCTGCTGTTGTAGGAACAAATAATTTATCATTCAGTACATTTTCTTCAAGTGGTAATGTGACCGCTGGTGATGGATTAGATAAAGCTGGAAATGAATTAAGTGTTGACCTAAAAGCAAATGGTGGCCTTGTAATTGAATCCACTGAATTAGCTGTTGATTTGGCTGCTAGTTCGATCACAGGAACTCTTGCAATCGGTGATGGTGGAACAGGTGCAACCTCAGCTTCAGCAGCTAGAACAGCTTTAGGACTTGCTATTGGCACAAATGTTCAAGCTTATGATGCTGATTTAGATGCTTTGTCAGGTTGTCAGTCTGGTGGAGCAGCAGCCTTAGCAGCTTTGACATCATCTGAAATCCAGATCCTTGATGGAGCAACAGTAAGCACCAGTGAACTGAATAAACTAGACGGCGTTACCAGTAGCACTGCTGAACTTAATATTTTGGACGGCGTGACCAGTACTGCGAGTGAATTGAATATTCTTGATGGAGTTACAGCTACAACTGCTGAACTTAATATTATGGACGGAGGTACTACTGTTTCAGATATTACTCTTGCTGCGACTGATCGAATGGTAGTAAATGATAATGGAACTATGTTGCAAGTTGCTTTTTCAAAGCTTGTAAATTTCCTTGAAGATGAAAGTGTTAGTAGTTTCAATATAGATGGAGGGACATACTAGAATCTAATTATCAGGAGGTCGAACAATGGCAAACACAATAAAGCTAAAAAGAGCAAGCGGCAGTGATCCATCAGCCTCTGATCTTTCAGTCGGTGAATTAGCGATAAGAACCAGTAATTGTAAATTATTTAGTAAAAATGATGGCGGTTCTGCTATCGGAATTGTAGCTGGATCTGCTGATACATTGACTACTGCAAGAACAATCGCAGGGGTTAGCTTTGATGGTTCAGCAAATATATCACTTAACAATAATGCTATAACAAATGGGGCGGGTTATTTAGCAAATATTGTTAGTGATACATCACCACAGCTAGGAGGTGATTTAGATGTTCAATCAAGCAAGATAACCACAGCAACCAGTAATGGTAATGTCAAAATCGAACCAGATGGCACTGGAGTTGTTGAAATAAGAGGTGCTGGGGGTAATGATGGTAAGTTACAACTAAACTGTTCTGCACAAAGTCATGGAATAAAATTAGCTTCACCTGCTCATAGTGCAGGACAATCTTACACGTTAATTTTTCCAGATAATCAGATTGCTGCTGATAAATATTTAAAAATAAAAAGTATTTCTGGATCGGGTTCAACTGCGATAGGTCAAGCAGAATACGCCTCACTTGATGCAAATGATCTTGGAGAAGGCACTATTCCTGATGCAAGATTTCCTTCTACTTTGCCAGCACTTAATGGATCAGCATTAACAAATCTAAACGGAAGCAATATTGCGTCTGGAACAATTGCAGCGGCTAGAGTGGCAACTCTCAACCAAGATACAACAGGAAACGCAGCCACAGCAACAGCTTTAGAAACTGCCAGAACTATTGCAGGGGTATCGTTTGATGGTACAGCTAATATTTCCTTAAACAACAATGCCATCACAAATGGTGCTGGCTACATAACTACAGTCGCAGATACAACCATTGCTCCTTCCACTATAGATATGGAGGATAATGAACAAATAAAACTCGGAAATTCAGATGATCTC